GTTTAAAAACAAACAATATTCAGCAGACCTAGCACAAATCTCGCTAGACATCCCTTATCAACATAATAAATATTTAAACTTCTACAACGATTTTTCTACAGAGAAGACTGCACTGGAATTCCAGTATCGTATGAAGTTAAAAGAAAAAAGAGAATATTATCAAGGCGAAGCCGATCCAGAAGTTTACAAAGAAAAACCTTTTTCGCAATCCATCAAAACATCCGAGAAGATGAAAGTATATCTAGAAGCGGATGAGGATTTAATTAACATTGAGATGAAAATAGAGTTTATTAATAAGGCACTTTTCTTTTTAGATAATATCCTCAAGATGATTTCTAACAGAAGTTTCCAAATTAAAAACGCTATCGAGTGGGAGAAATTTATTAACGGTAGCACATAATGTCAAATCTGGTAGTCGCAAAGAAGAATAACATCTTCTTAACAATTAAAGCAGAACCTCACGTTCACTATGAACTCTCAGACTATTTCACATTCGATATCCCTAATGCCAAGTTTATGCCCCAGTATAGAAGTGGCATGTGGGATGGAAAGATACGACTCTACTCGCCAGGAACAGGCGAGCTCTATTGTGGTCTCATCTCACACCTCAAAGAGTGGAGCGGAATCAAAGGTTATTCAATCTCCTATCAAGGTAATAAGTTCTACGGAGATGTAGAGGAAAAAAACGAACAAATTACTTTAGAAGGTGTCAAAGGTTTCATGGGTGCTGTATGCCCCAATCATGAACCACGCGACTATCAAGTTCAAGCAGTATACGAAGCACTACTAAACAATCGTAGACTTCTATTATCACCAACTGCCTCAGGTAAATCTCTGATGATTTATTCTCTGGTGCGTTATTACTATGCAGCAGAGTATAAGAAAACGGGAAAGAAAACTCTTATCATTGTTCCCACCACTTCACTAGTGGAACAGATGTATAAAGACTTTGAAGACTACGGTTGGGATGTAGAGGAAACTTGTCACAAAATCTACGGTGGTAAAGATAAGAATGTAGAGAAAGCAGTCATCATTTCTACCTGGCAATCCATCTATAAGTTTCCTAAGAGGTGGTTTGATGACTTCTCGTGTGTCATTGGCGACGAGGCACACCTATTCAAATCCAAATCTCTCACTGGCATCATGACCAAACTCCATGAAGCTAAGTATAGGTTTGGTTTCACTGGAACACTGGATGGTTCTGCTACTCACAAGTGGGTGCTGGAAGGACTGTTTGGTGAGTGCAAGCATGTTACTAAAACAGAGAAGCTTATTAAAGAAGGTCACCTATCCGATTTTAGAATTAAAGTTCTTTTACTGAAGCATGAGAAGATGGAGTTCTTTGATTATCAAGGAGAGATTGATGCAATTGTTGACAATCCAAAACGTAATCGTTTAATTAAAAATCTTGTTCGTGACCTTGAAGGAAACTCTCTTGTTCTTTTCAACTATGTGGAGCGTCATGGAGTGCCACTTTATGAGGCGATAAATAGTGTTGTCGAAGAAGGTCGTAAAGTTTTTCTGGTCTATGGTGGTGTAGATACAGAAGAACGCGAAGAGATTAGACGCATCACTGAAACTGAAAACAACGCAGTGATTGTTGCTTCATACGGAACATTCAGCACTGGCATCAACATTCGTAATCTACACAATGTTGTATTTGCTTCACCATCAAAATCAAGAGTAAGAAACCTACAGTCCATCGGTCGTGTATTGCGTAAGGGCAATAATAAAACTTACGCTACTCTTTATGACATTGCCGATGAGTATTGCAGAACACCACAAAAAAATTACACGCTGAAACATTTAGATGAGCGTTTGAAAATTTATGAGGAAGAAAAGTTTAATGTAGAAATCATCAAACTCGATTTAAGATAATATGGAAGAAGATTTTTATGCAACAATGAAACTTACATCTGGAGAAGAGATCGTAGCTAAAGTTAGTTACGATCCAGAAGATGATGTAATTATTGCTTTTAATCCTCGTGTTGTGGAAAAAGTGGAAATGAAAAAAAAGAATATGATTGTAGAAGGAATTGTGTTTGATGATTGGATGAATGCAACTGTAGAAGACATGTTCATTATTCCACGCAATCAAATTATAACAATGATTGAATTAGATAAAAGAATTGCAGAATACTATGAAGATCATTTAAATGATAAAAGTAAATATAGAAAATCAAGATCCGAAGATCCCAAATCAAATTCAAAAAGACAAGACCCTAAAAATCAAGAAGGATTTCTAGGATCTATTAAAGAAGCTAAGAAGCTATTAGAAGAGATATATAATAAATCTTGAAGGCGCAACATTGCTATTATACACAGATTTACAGGTTGTGTCAACCCCCTTTACAATAACCGTTAAGTGTGTTACAATATTCACACCAACGGATGTAAACCATGCTAACGATCGAAAAACCGATGGGTAGACGCACAACCAAGGAAAACTACGTTAACAACCGAGAGTTCCTCGATGCCCTGATGGTGTATCGACAGCAGGTTGCTGCCGCCAAAGAATCAGGTTCACCCAAGCCTAAAGTTCCAAATTATATTGGAGAGTGCTTTCTGAAGATTGCTACTCATCTATCATACAAACCAAACTTTGTCAACTACATGTTTAGGGATGATATGATTTGTGATGGTATTGAAAATTGTTTGCAGTATATTGACAACTTCAATCCAGAAAAGTCTACTAATCCATTTGCTTATTTTACCCAGATCATTTACTACGCTTTTCTTCGTAGGATTCAACGAGAGAAAAAACAACTCGAAATCAAATCCAAGATTCTTGAAAGGTCAGGATATGATGAAGTTTTGCATACAGACAGTTACAGTGGTGATATGATGGGATATAATAGCAGCAGTGCTGATATGAATAGCATCAAAGAAAACCTTGAGATCCGATCCAAACGATGACTGTAGCACTTATTACCGACCAGCATTTAGATGGGAGAAAGGGTAGTGTCGCTTTTTGGGAATATTTTAAAAAGTTTTACGACGACATCTTCTTCCCAACACTGGAGAGACACGGAATCAAAACTGTTATTGACCTCGGTGATACATTTGATAATCGTAAGGGGATTGATTTCAATGTTTGGAATCGTGTGCGTAGTTATTATTTTCAACGCCTTGAAGATATGGGTATCTTCGTTCACATGATTCTTGGCAATCACTGCACCTACTACAAGAATACGAACGAGATTAACTCACCCGAACTTCTGCTTAAGGATTTCAGCAACATTGAAATCTACTCTAGACCAGAGACAGTAATGATTGATGGTGCTAAGATTCTGATGTTGCCTTGGATTAACTCTTCCAACTACGAAGAGACGATGCGTTGGATTGAAGACACCAGTGCCGAGATTGCTATGGGTCATCTTGAGTTGTCTGGTTTTGAAGTGACACCTGGCAACAAACAAGAACATGGTATGGACCCTTCCATCTTCAAAAAGTTCAAGCAAGTATTCTCGGGACATTACCACCACAAATCATCCAGAGGTAACATCACCTATCTGGGTAATCCTTACCAAATGTTCTGGAATGATTATAAAGACGAGCGAGGATTTCACCTTTATGAACCAACAACAAATAAACTCAAGCGGGTCAAGAACCCTTATGAGATTTTCCAGAAAATCTATTATAATGATTCTACTGGTTCTCATCTCAGCTTCGATACCAGTGAGTGTACAAGTTCTTTTGTCAAGATTATCGTAGAAGACAAGAAAGATTATCTAGAGTTTGAAAAGTTTGTTGACTCTGTATTCGCTACACAACCACACGATGTTAAAATTATTGAAACATTGGTAAATGATTCATTTGTTGAGGAAGAAGAAATGAGTGAAATTAAAGATACTCTTACTCTTCTTAATGAATACATTGACGAAGTAGAGTTAACCGTAGACAAAAATAAATTAAAAGGTATAATGAAAACACTATATATTGAAAGTTGTGAGGTAGTGTAATGTTCCTCATCACCCTTAGAGAACATCCCGATGGCGTATACTCGGTCATTGACGACGAGGGTGATCATGTGGTATACTTCTTTGAAGATGAAGATGATGCCGAAAGGTATCTAGGTTTGCTAGAAGCAAATGATGAAGATGGAGATCTTCCTCCACTCACAACACATGAAGTCGATACCAAAGCAGGTATTGGTATGTGTGAATTAAAAGGTATGAAGTACATTGTAGTTCAACCAGACGATATTATTATTCCCCCTCCAAATTATGATAGTTTTTAAAACAATTAAATGGAAGAACTTTCTTTCTACGGGCAATCAGTTTACTGAAATTACTTTAACTGATGCTAAGAGTAGTTTGATTGTGGGCTCTAATGGTGCTGGTAAGTCAACTATTCTTGATGCTCTTACCTTCGGTTTATTTGCTAAACCATTCCGAAAAATTAATAAACCACAACTTCTTAATTCT